AGCAAGGATGCTAGTAATAGAACTTGTATCGGTTAGGTCTCCATAGTGTAGATATATGTTAGAGCTACTGCTTACTATATGTTCAAGTCTATCTAATTTATTTACAGAGGATCTTCTAATTATTCCGTGAACCTCATATCCTTTTTCAAGCAGGAGCTCTGCTAAGTAGGATCCGTCCTGACCAGTGATGCCAGTAACAAGTGCTTTTTTCATATCATTATTCTTTCTTCTAATAAGTTTTCTAATAAAGTTTTTATATAACCAGAACCTGGAAAACATAATAAATTATACTACTGCAATGTCCACAATTTTGTTATTACGAAGCCAATTAAAAGTAGCCATTAAATACTCACGGGTTTCACAAACATGACACCCACAGTACAATGAATACTGATTTAAATATTCAGGAAGCTCTTCTCCATCATAGTCCATTGCTTCATAACACAGCATCATGTGCTCATCAACAGAGGCTTGTAATTGCTCTGCTTGGTTTTCTGTTAAATTAATTTCAATCATTTTATCCGTCCAATTTTATTCTTTTTTGCGGTCTATCATTTATTTTTCCAAACCCAGGAACTTCTCCTCTAGAGTAGTATCCTTGAATCTCTGGAGTATTATTTCTAATATGATCCATACGAGACTTACCAAAGCTTTTGCTCTTTTCTAAAAGATCATTGTTTTCTGACAGATCCTTTTTTGCCAAAGAAAAACTTTCAATATAGTTTTTATCTATTGGGGTCATTGTAAAAAGGGGCTGTCCCTTTTTAAATATAACCTCTCCTGGTCTTGTAAACTTAATGTTATAGGTAAATGTAAATGGAAGCCAGTCAGTTTCGACTATACCCTCAAGTGGGGATAAGCCATCTATAAATTCATTAGGTATTCCACGAACATGAAGCGATACATCCTTTGGTGTTTGTACAACAAAGTCTGGAACAATTGTTAAAATTCCATAACCAAAGTGTGATGCAGCAACATTAACTTTACATTCCTCATGAAAATGAACTTCCATATCGCTATTTAGACTTCCGCCGTTCCAGTTAGCACAGAACTCAATAGGGGACAACACTTGCCACCCATATTGATTTGCTACGTTTAATGGAATGCATCTATAGGCTGTACCATTAATTGTTTGGTCCATCCAGTTTCTTTTAAGACCCATAGGTTCAACATTGAATACAGGGTCTCCATTTATGTAATATATTTCTATTTCATTTTTATTCATTTTATCCAGAAATCTATTTAATAATACTATGAATATATATTATCAGTTTTTAAAAAATAAGTCAATACTTAATGGTGAGCAGTTTAATGTCTTTGCTCAGGACACATGGTTAAACTAGTAGGTTAGTACCAGCCCTTTTTCTTGAACGCACCCCATGCTCCACAAGGAGTTTCGTACCTATGCTTTATGTACTTTAAACCCCATTTAATTTGTGTTTCTGGATTTGTTCTCCAATCTGCTCCTGCACTTGCCATCTTACTTCCAGGCAAACTTTGTGGAATACCATAGGCACTTGAAGTTGGGTTGTCAGCAGTATGCCTCCACCCACTTTCACGATTCCATAGATTCACAAGACAGGAGTGCTGGTCTTGTCCCCAAGAGTACTTAGACTCCATATAGGATTTTGCAAAAGCTTTATTAGCTTCTACATTTGAGTCAGAGACTTTTTCTCTGTTTTTTGATCTAGAGGGTTTTTCCTTAGACCTTTCATCAATTATTTCATTGATTTCTGTTGCTTTTTGAGCTATCTTTATAGAATTGTTTATTTTATTCTTATCAATAACTTCATTTTGCGGTGCATTAGCACTGATTTGACTCTGGGTTACTGGTAGGGATGCAACATATGTTGCAAGAACCGCAATAACGGGAATCAAAACCAAGGTTTTGAATCGCATTATTCTATCTTAACACATTACCGAGAGCATGTCAAGTTACTTATATTTCCATTCAACTAATAATTTATTATGTTTACTTCCGTTGCAATGTTTACAAGCTGAAATTAAATTTCCAATACTGTGTCTACCACCACGACTAATTGGAATAATGTGGTCTGCTTCAATTTTTTCATTTGATCCACAATAAAAACAAGGAGAGTTATATATTTTTAAAAGTTCTTTTTTATAAATTTTAAAATAACCATTATTCATTTTATTAGATCTACGTCTATGAGCAGAGTTTCTTGCTCCTTCACGATTTGATACATGATATTTGCGAGATACTTTTGCAATATGTTCTTTATTTACCTGCCTGTATTCACGATCATAAACCCTTTTTCTTTCTTTATTTTTTAAGTTATAATCTTTATGACAAGATTTGCACCAGCTTCTAAACTTTTCAGATCCACTTATCTTGTAAAAATTATTAATTTTTTGACTTATTTTACAAATACTACAAGTTTTATATTTAATGCTGGTATCCAAAATTTACTTCTTATATCCAGTTTTCTTTTTATTCATTGATCCAGGTGTGTTGTACCCACCTCTATTAGGAACATTTCTAATTCTAATTTCTAATGCTCTTGCAACTTTATCGTGATGCTTACCCAATTTGTTTTACTTCCTTCCACATATCTTTTGTATTTTCAATTAACAACATTGCATCTAGCATTGTCATTTGTAGTAATTCTTCTTTATCTAAACCTAAGTGTTCTGCATATCTTAGAATTTTTTGTATCATCATTTTAATTCCACTCTAATAAATTCAATAGCATGATCTAATGATCCACCGTTTTCTTTAATCCATTCAAGCTTATTCAAAATGCTCCTTAGAGTATTTACTCTTACAAAAGAATTAACATTTTGTAATTCACGCATCTGATCTCTATAATAATATTCATTATCTGACATTAAATTAAGTCCTCTGTTAGTCTCTCAAACTGTGGCAGTGGCTCAAGGTTATCAAATATTCCCATTTGATTGTGTGGCACAGGCAATTCATCTTCTTCATAATCATCCCATACTGCTGTGTACATATCTGCATAATCATATAGGGGCTTTTCTATTTTATGCATGAAACTTAATAGTTTTGTTGCAAGCCAGCGAACTACTGGACCAGCATCCTTTTCGTGGTGAAGCTCAAATTCCATTACGCTTCCTCCTATCCCATATATATCGTCTTACATTAACGTAGCAGTTTAATGCTACAAAAGTTAAAATCAATAACTCAGCAAGTGAGTGTGAAATTTTCATGAATTATCTTTTGGTAGTGCTGTCATTGTAGCATAAAAACATTCTGCAAAGTTTGCCACTTCTACTGCAAAGTCCTCCATGTGCATTTCAGTTTCACCTAAACGATTTTTAACATATGTTCTTAAACCCGTTACAAAAATCTCTGTTAGCTCATCTGTTGATTTAATAAAATAACTTTTTTTTGTCATTATTTATCTCCATTTAGTGCTGCATAAATACGACTAGCAGCTAATTTATAACTTAACATTGCTTTACCAAGTGGCTCTTCATTATCGAACTTATCTGCCAAAATACGCATAGAGTTAATAATTTCTTGTCTGCCTTGTTTTCGGGCTAAAGTACATCTATTGCATGGGCAATAGTCAGATTTAGAATCTGGGATATCTGATGCACTACTTGCTGCCATTACCAGCCACCCAAGCAATCATTTGAGTGGGTGTGTAACCAGAAGTTACCTTCCATGTGTTTTTTAGTTGGGGCATATAATTCAGTTTTACAGGCACCACAAACGTGTGACCATTCTTCTGCAAAGAAATCGTACTGAAAACCTTTATCCATTAAAAATCCTTATTAAGTATTGTTATAGTAAATATTATCATAACAATAAATTAATGTCAATAGCTTAAGGAATCCACATTTTTAATTCACGGGTAATAATAGTCATATCTGTTTTACCTGCGTGATAAACTTCAAGACCTACTGGCTGTCCCTTGTTTGCTTTGAAGAACCATGTTCCACTATGGATATTATCTAACTTTAAGTCAAGCATTCTTTGACCTGTAAAGTCTGCTTCTTTAGTTCCAATATCTCTAGTAAAACGAATCTTCATATCAGTTGCTCCGCCAAGTTCTGCTACATTAATATAAAAAGCCCAGTTTGCAATTCCTGTGGTTTTTGGGACAATAGAATCTTGTGCTCCAAAATCTAACTGCGTCCATGTCTTAGGACGGATTTTCTGAGGTGCTGGTTTTATTTTTGGATCTCCAGCTTTCCATGATACATATTCACTCATGTGTAATAGTATAGCAGAAGCCCCTGACAAAATCAAGTCAGGGGCTAAGGCTATTTAATTAGTTACTTTTTTGTTGCTTTTTTTACAACAGGTGCAGCAACTTTTGCTGTTACCTTTTTAGCAACTGATGGCTTTTTAGTACCAATTAAAGATGAAGGATCTAGGTCTTTTCCTGCACTCCATCTAATATTGTCTCTCATTTCAAAATGAAGATGTGGACCAGAAGAATTTCCTGTATTGCCAGAATGTGCAATGACCTGACCTTCCGTAACCTTATCTCCAGCCTTAACTAGAGCCTTTGATAGGTGTGCATAGATTACCCAGCCACCTTCAACTTTTTGTACCAATTGTGTACCATAGCTATTTCCCCAGGATGCATTTTCAATCTTACCATCTGCAACAGCAACAATTTCTGTTCCAACTTTGCAAGCGTAATCTACTCCTGTATGGTAGCCCTTTGACCACATTTTTCCAAGTTTCTTGTAAGGTGTTGTAACCTTACCTCCAACGATTGGTGAACCCATTTAGAATCACTCTTTCCTTATAAATTAGGGATTAATTCCCAAATTAATTATATCAGTAAAGTGCCCTCGGAGAGATTCGAACTCCCGACCTGTAGGGTAGAAACCTATTGCTCTATCCACTGAGCTACGAGGGCGTGGGGTGAGTCAGACTTGAACTGACGCATACTGAATTATGAGTTCAGGGCTCTGACCAACTGAGCTACCACCCCTTGGCTCCCCAACCTGGACTTGAACCAGGAACATTTAAATTAACAGTTTAACGCTCTGCCAATTGAGCTATTGGGGAATGATATTTAATTATATCGTGGTAGAGATAGGAATCGAACCTACACAGCTAAAGCGATTGATTTACAGTCAATGGGGCTCACCACCTGCCCAACTCTACCTTTGCTATACAGAAGAAGCAGAATGATCGTTAATAAAATCTCTTTCATCAATAACTTCAAATGCAAAATTTGCAAGTGCTTCTTCGTTTTTTGCAAAGTGATGACCACAAAAATATAACTCTCCAGTGACACCTTTTACTAAAACAAATGCTTGTGCTCCACACCTATCGCATCTATCTGCAATAAGTAGTTGTCGCTCTTTTGTATCCGTCATATCATTCTCTTTTCTATTAGCTTATAGAATACACTAATAAATAAAATAAGTCAAGATTAATTACATATATTTCATTAGGCGTGAATCTGCATAGTTCATAGCCTTAGACATTTTTTCTGTCCAGTCTTCTGGCAACATTTCTGTTAAACCAAGTGCACGAGCCCTGCGAATAATGTGACGCTTGGCTGCTTCATAGCTTGAGGCACGACCTACTGATTGAATTGCATTAGATAGATCTGCTCTATCTGCAATCGGGAATGACCCATCTGACATAGCTTGACCTCTTGATGCCATTGCTCTGCGTTGCTTAGGGGAATAATCTCTTTTTTCCATTGCGTCTGCCTCCGTATTATCTAGTATATCAGACTTGTTCTCTCTTTGACTCTTAATACTTTCCCACTTAGATCTTGACCAGGAATATCCTGCATCTCCACCCCAAAGGTCCCATGCCACTCTTCCTGGACTTGGATATCCTTCTTCACCAGCACTAAAACCTGTTGCTTTTTTATCTACCTCATGGCGTGAGAAAAATGAATACATGCGAGCTATTGTGCTCTCTGATAGATTTTCTCCATTAACAATTTGATTTGCTCTAGCAAGACCAACCGCAGTTCCACCACGCCTACCCTCTTTTTTCCATTTCAGGGCTCTTCTTGCAGCAGACTTCATGCCATCATTTGCTTTATAGGTTTTTTCAGCCATACTTATATTATACGTCTTTTTCTTCAATCATGTTTTTTACTTCAGTCATGAGAAGCCATTCTTCTTTGGTTAGATCCATAGCATAGTCCTCAAAATTTCTTGTTTTGATGTTTTCTTGAATAGTCCAAGATCCTTCTTCTGTCATAACAACCTCAATGAGTCCCTTTTGCCAGACATCAAATATAATATTGTTAGTGAGAGATAGGTGCTCTTCAAATATTTCAGGGAAGTATTCTATCATCTTAGAAGTCATCTTATAGGTTGGATCTCCGTCTGGATCAAATCCTGAAAATACAATGAAGTCATTTTCTATCAAGTAAATAAAAAACTCTTCTTCATCAAATTCTTGTTCATCAAACATTATATTAACCCCATTCCACTTAAAAAGTCTGATACATTTTTTGGCATGTCTGAAGGAGTCTTGATCTTAGGATTATAGTAAGAATCTACAACTTCTTTATGAGACTTGTCCTTAAAGTCTGCTAGACTATGTACTTCAATTTCTCTTGTTCCTCTAGATGTATTTGTTATTGAATTATAAATAGCTCCACACACAGCATCCGCCAAGTCCTTAGACCCCTTTCTTGGGTGATCTACTTTATCACGAATGATTCTTAATTGCAATAGCTCATCTACTAAAAGTTGAATTTTTGGTCCATAAATTCTTTCTTCTGCAACAAGCATTGACATATCTTCATAGTGTTTCTTTGCCACAGATAGTGTCTCTGCATTCATTCCTAAAGATTTTAATTCATTCATAATATCAAATGAGTTCCATCTATCAAAGGTGACTCTTTTAATTCTAAATCCACGGGAACGCAGTTCTAAAATATAGTTTTTTACATCTTTAAATTCTACTGTTTTATCTGCAGTTGGTGTCCACCATCTAATAGCATCTACAACTACGAAAGGATTAATTACATCATAGTCGTTAAAGGTATCTATCTTTACCCACTTGTCAACATGTGCTAGAGCTACCGCACAATGGTCATGTTTTTGAGCAAGGTCAACGTGGACATAGTATTCTTTATCTTCTTGTGGAACAAACCATTCAGCAAATCTTCCAGTGTCATCTACTCCATTTGCACTTGAAAAACAAGTCTCTATTTTCTCTTTAGATCTAAAGAATGCATCTACAGCATCTGGTGGCATACAAGCAAATCTAGATAAAGCATCAATTGGATTTGTTAAGAACTGGATCTTAAAGTCTGTTATCTTTCTTGTTGGATTTACATCCCAAGTGGTTCTTCTTAGTGCAAAAACTTTTGGATACTTATAGGCTACGATCTCATCTTCTTCCCACTCTATTGTAAATGTATTATCCTTAACCTCATCTGGCAAGGTATCATCAATTTTAAAAGTGTGGTCTTTAATATGAACCTTTTTCTCTGCAACAACCGCAGCATATCTTGTTTGAATGTAGTCATTCTTGTATCTTGGGAAAGACAACAAAACAACTTTTCCAAAGTCTGGGAATCGTGAATCTACAGATGCTCTGTACATATCATATAAAGCTGATGCTGTTTTTGCCTGTTCGTGACCTGAGGTTGACTCTGTAGCAAAACCTGAAATTTCATCCAAGATTACGCAAAGAACGTTGTAACCCTCAAAGGCTTCTCTTTCAGAGTGACCTGAGTGACAATTGATGCTTTTATCAAATTCAATTGACGAGGCTTTTGGTATAAACTTACCGCTAAACCATGGAGAAGTTGTAATTCTTTTCTTAAAGTTATTAAAGAAAACATTTTTTGCTTGTTCAGCGTTAACAGCAATATTAAGAATATCAATAGAGTCTCCAGGGGGCTTTCCATAATATTTTGCTGGATCCTTTAGGCACAATAAAAGGTAAACCATATATGCAACAGCAATGGTAGACATATAGTCTTTACCAGATCCCTTACCAAGCTGAAGAATAACTTCGTTACATGTTTGTTTCCACCTCTTGTCACCTTCTTCTTTGCCATAAAGATTTAATAGTGTGTGCTCTTTATAAATTTGACTCATTGCACGAATGGCTTGATATTGATATTGTGAAAGTGGAGGAAGTCCTAAATAATGTTCGTCAACAACAAACTGCTCAATAGTAACTGGCTTCTCTTCAAACTCGTCACCACCAAGAAGATCTATCATGTCCTCAAACATTATAGCTCCTCTGCTTGACCTGTTACATCACTAAGTTTTGAAAATACTAGAGGCTTGCATCTATCGCATCCAGAAACAACGTCACGGATAATCGATACTAAAATCTTTTGCTTGTCTTCAGTTTCTACAATTTTTTCTGCTAGTTCATTATTGTCTAACATTCCTGCTTTTTGTAGCATATCAATTTGTTTTTGTTGAATATCTGCAACAAGCTTTAGTGCTGAAGTTTGCTGTGGAAGCTGACCTTGCCTTTTAGCTTCTTCAATTAACTCCCAAGCTTCTTTAATAAGCATTGAGTAATGTTGATCTGCTCCATTCAAAGCCTCTCTTGCACGAAGCTGAACCTGTCTATCACTATGAACTATGGATTTCCACTCTTCAAGGTGCTCAACTACTTCTGATTTTTTCATACCAGTAGCTCTTACTATTCCTGTAATGGTAGTATTTCCCTTTAGGAATTCTTCTGCAACCTTGTTAACATTTTCCCAGTGGTCAACTAGTTCAATTTCAGACATCTTTTTTAATCCTTTTCTTCTTAGGTTTAATTATACCCTTAAAGTCGTGCAAATAAAAGGATCTATAGCCAGTGTTCCCAATAACATCAATCCACTCCATGCCTGATTCTGTATTTTTAACATACTTTTCAAACTTAAATTCTCCACGAACATTCTTTATTTTAACTAATGCTCCTGGGACGATTAAATCTTTTCCGTGGGTGTATTCAAACTTTACTTCCCAAAGTGGATTATACTTAATCTGTGTTTGTTTTTTAGCCATTGCTAATCAACTCATCAATAGACTTTAGCTTGCTTAATCCCACAACAAACCTATCTCCATAACCGTAGTTTTTAATAGAATAAGAATTCATAAAGTTTTCTTTAGTAATGTATCCAATAACGTGATAAGTAGAGTTTACATGTGGCTGTGTTCTATCACCTTCAAAGTTTACTAAAACGCCAAGATCTGCAGTAAACAAATTTAATCTATTAAAGATTAACTCTGTTAGTGTGCTAGTTTTAACTTGAATGGTTTTATTATTTAGTTTAAGGTCAAACCCCTCATCACCATGGGTTCTAATTTCGCTATCAGTCTCAAGGCTTAATACCTTGGCTGCTGCCATTTCTCCAAGATAACCCATAAGATTTACAGCATAAGAAGTATTCTTTTTGTCAAACTTTGCATCGTATACTTTATTGACATTTTTATCATTAACAAGACTATCAATGAAGCTGACTGCATGATCTATTTCTTCTTTGCTAAAGGTTACTGCAATTGGATTTAATAACTGAATCATTATCTGTATCCGCCAGAAGTTGGAGCCCAAACAGCAACGTTTCCAATTGTCCAACTTCTATTAAGTACATTTCCACATTCACCACATTGCTGGTGATCTCTATCGTCTACTTTTACGTTTGGTTTTGTAATAGTTTTATCACACTCTAAGCAAGTATATTCATAGGTTGGCATACTATTTTCCTTCTAGTCTATTAATCTCATCGTTGATATAAAAAATAGCTTTTTGTAAGTCTTCTATTTGCTTTCTATCATCTTTAATTCCAGCTCTCCATAGATACTTAAAGGCATTTCCAATATTAAAATTCATGTGTCTTGTAATCTGAATTGCCTCAATGCCACTTGGATGACTTGTATAATGAACTGGATGGTTTACCTGATCCACCTCAATATGAAACTTTTCTTCTCTATATTCGTGCATTTAATTTTCCATCTTTCTATAAAGATCTTTAAGACCCTTAAATGTTCCAATATCCATATATTCTCCAGACATTTTAACTGCCTTTATGTTAAAACCTTCATCTATCCAGTCTTGAATTTGTTCTCCAGGGTGATTCTTTGATTTGTCTATATATCTTATCATGTTTTTATGAAAAAGTAAAGTTCCCCACATATACTCATAATTGCAATCGTTTTGTTTGTCTCTAGAGAATATAACTTTATTGTCAGATATTTCTATCTGACCCACTCTTCCTTTTAGTTCTTCTGAGCACTTCCATGCACCAAGAACAAGGTCTGAATTACTTTCTTCAAAAAGACTTTTATAAATATTATTTCCTGAGGATATCATATATGTGTCTGGCATACCTACTATTGCTGTATCGTTGTAGTCTCCAACCATAAACTTTATTGCATCAGACATGGTTGTTGGCTCACGAACAATTAATTTTATATTAAGATCCATATTCTGAATAATTGGAACCCATTCAGGTCTTGTAGAGACACGAACCTCATCACATACTTCAGACATCTGAGAAACATGCCACTGTAAAAGAGACCTATCATCACTAATTGGCAAACAGAATTTTGGTATGCCACCAACACGAGATGCTTTTCCAGAAGCTGGTAAAACTCCAATAACTTTCATGAATTCTCCAACATGCTTAATTTAAATTTGTTTTTTTCTCCATAGGCATTTCTATCTTGCCATATTGTGTTGTAGTTGTTTGTTCCCTTAATTCCAATATCCCCATAGTTAAGTTGTTTATAGTTTGCCAATACATTATCATTTAGTCTAAAAACTCTTGGGGTGGACTCTTCAAAGTCACCAATTAAATAACAGTCTATATCTCCAACTTGTGCAACTGCTTGACCTAAAACAACAGGTCCAGTAACACATAAAGGATTATTTCCATAGTGTTTGTTTTTAACGTTCTCAACAATTCTATTAATTGCTATATCAAATACTGGATTATTTTTTTGAGAATAGATTAGCTGACATGCAACTGCCCAAGAGGTGTTGCTATACTTTTGGATATCTCTAAATATTACTAAGCTATTATCTGAAGTGTCT